GAGAAAAAGATTAATATATAAAATAAATATTTGATAATAATATTTAAATACAATAATATTATTATTAATTAAATGGAAAAATCCGATATTTTAAGTGCTTTCAACAATCATTTTAGTGATTATTTGGATGATATTGAGAGAATATTTCCTGAAGATATAGATATTAAAACGGCCATTAATTATTTAAAATCTATTAGAAAAATGAATCCAAAAATTATTATTCGCATTTGGAAGATTTATATTTGTGAGCCTTATAGAGAACCTATTACAAATGGAGATATGAATTTTTTTATGACAAAAGATTTTAATGATGATGTAAAATATTTGGAGTCGCAAAAGGAAATATTAGATAAGATTGAATATATTAAAAAGATTACAAGTCAAATGAGTGAAGAAAATTTAAAAAAAAATTTACAATATATTCAAAATCTATTAAAAATATGTGATATGTATCATTCTTAATAATTATATTTTATAAATTCAAATTATAAATAAATTTAAATAAATTATAATATACTTATTTATAATTTATTATGGAAAATATAGAAATACCAGATGAATTTAATAAAATTATTAAAGATTTTGTAAATGATTTACATACAACTTTTTCTGATATTATTACCGAAGATAAATATCAAAAACTTTTTTTATTTATTAAAGATGTTGTAGATGAAAGTGAATATAATGCATATATAAAAGAATTATTTGATTATTGTAAAAATATTTATCCAGAAAGATTTTTTGATATTCTTTATCAAAATAATGATATATTTTGTAATGAGGAAATTAATAGTAATTTTCTTCCAGAACTAGATTTTAAATTATTATGGAAGGAAGATATAAGTGATAATACAAGAGAAACAATGTGGAAATATCTCCAGTTAGTATTATTTACTATTATTACAAGTGTTAAAAATGAAAAATCTTTTGGTGATACAGCAAAATTATTTGAAGCTATTAATGAAGATGAGTTTAAAAGCAAATTAGAAGATACAATTGGTGAAATGTCAAAAATGTTTGAGAATATGAATTTTAATATGGATAATGAATCTAATGGTAATAATGATAATCAAGATGTATCATATGAAAATAATTATAATGATGATGGTACAAATCCGGGAGATAGAGAGAAAGATTTTAATAATTTCAAAAATGAGTTTGCTAAAAATTTACCAAATGCTGAAGATATACATAGTCATATTACTGGCATGATGGATGGTAAGTTAGGTAAATTAGCAAAAGAAATTGCCGAAGAAACATATAATGATTTAGATATTAATATTGATCCTTCTAATGCTGATATGAGCTCTATATTTAAACAATTATTAAGTAATCCAAATAAAATAATGAATTTAGTTAAAAATGTTGGTAGTAAATTAGATAATAAAATTAAGAGTGGTGATATTAAAGAAAGTGAATTACTTGAAGAGGCAAGTGAATTAATGAATAAAATGAAAAATATGCCCGGAATGGGTAATTTAGAAGGCATGTTAAATAAAATGGGTATGCCTGGAATGCCAGGAGGTGGTAAAGTTAATATGAATGCCTTTAATCAACATATGCAACAAAATATGAAGCATGCTAAGATGAGAGAAAGAATGAAAAGTAAATTAGATAGTAAGGGTGGTGTTTCTCTAGAAGAATTAAATAAAAATATTCAAGAACAATTTGAAAATTATAATAAAAATCCCGAAATACAAGAATTTCTCGCCTCTTGTGGTCTAGATAATTATATGGAAGATATTAAGAAAACATATAAATTTACAACAGGTGAAAAAGTAGAACGGAGTAAAAAGGGTGATAATCCAAATAAGAAAAAGAAAAAAGCTTCAAAAAAATAAATATTGTAAATAAAAATAATTACAACTATATATATATAAATGAATACACAATTATGGATAAATGACCCAACATTATTAATGAATAAAAATCATATTATGGAATTATGGCCTTCTCCTTCTATGACAACAGAAGAAAAAATTAATGCTATAACTAGATTAATAATTATATTATCATTATTAGGATATTTAATTACAATGTCTCCAAGAATTTTAATGATAGGGTTTATAACTTTAGGTATTTTAATTGGACTTTATTATTTACAGCAAAATATTCAAGAAAAAACATTAAAAGAACAATTTGTCAATAATAGATTAAATAATAATTTATTACCAGAAGTTTATCCTAGCTTTACCGATCCAAAAACTTTTACAAAATTTAAAGATAAATTGAGCACTCCTACACAAAATAATCCTTTAATGAATGTTTTAATACCAGAAATTCAATATAATCCAAATAGAAAAAGTGCTGCTCCAGCTTTTAATCCTCAAGTAGAAGAAAAAATAAATGAAGCTGTAAAAGAAAATACAATTAAACAATTTGATGATAAAAATATCGATGAAAGATTATTTAAAGATCTTGGTGATGCTTTCGTATTTGATAGATCTATGCATCAATGGTATTCTATGCCAGCAACTACTGTTCCAAATAATAGAGAAGGATTCCAAGAATGGCTTTATGGATCTATGATATCAGGAAAAGAAGGAAATCCTTTAGCATTAGAAAGAAATCACGGTGGAGCATATAATTATACAATGTATTGATTTACTACTATCTTTAGTTTATTAATTTATTATTCATTAATAAATTAATGTATTAATATTTTTTTTTAACTTAAAGTTTTTATATATTACAAATATATATAGATGTCTATGACAAGTAATTTTTTATTTGATAATATGTCTAGAATAGGCAATGATGATTATGATGTTTCAAATAGAAATATTCAAAATACAAATGCTTGTACTCATATGTTAGACAATTTCAGTTTTTTAAATCCAATGAATAAAACTATTAATTTAGCAACTAATCAACCAAATGTTTTTTGCCAAGGTAGTCCAGCTGGTGGAATAAACAGTGATAATGTTGATGAAAATAGCATTTTAAAATTCGCTCCTATATCAAAAGAGAGAGAAAGAACTACAGCTCAAGAACGTTTATTTTTAACTGTTCCATATTTAGGAAGAGGACCTTCAAACCCTGTTTTAGAATCACAAATACAACAAGGTGAACACCTTATGAATAGAAAAAGTCTTGATCCTAATAGCGAAGTATCTCATTCCGATTTCTTATTTACACCTTTAATTCCTTCTTTAGAAGCGAGTTTAACAAACCCTGCTAATTTAGTTGAAGGTGTTGCTGCTGAAGGATGGATTCGCGGTGGTTTACCATCTAGAGAATTAACTAGAGATGAAGATTATAAAGTAAAACATACACCAATGCAATAAATTATTAGAATTTTAAAATATAATTTATATAATAATTAATATAAATATAAATTATAATTATTATTATGAATGAAAATCTAAAAGATAAATATGATTTTAATATGCTATGCACTTACAGTAAAATTAAAGATTTTGATGAATCAGATATTTTATATAGAATACAATTTTTACAATTATTTTTTTTGAAAGATTATAATGATTTAGTTATTAATAATACTAGTTATTTATTATTCAATTATTTTAATGAAAATAATAAAATAAAAGAATTACTTAAAGTAACTTCTTTGAAAGATGATTTATTAACAGCATTTAGAATGTTTTTTGCATTTCCTACTTTACATATGTTTCATAAATTACTTTGTGATTTTTATCATGAAAAAGATTTTGATGAAGAAAATTATAAACAATTAATTAATTTCGCAAAAACAAATTATTAGTATATATAAATAATGGCTTCAACTAGAGATAAAAATAGTATGGGTAATTATCTTTTAGAGCAAAGAGCAATAAATAGAACTTTTGAAAATATTAGTGATTTCAATGGTCGCAATGGTCATGCTAATATTCCTGCTTTTCCTGAATTATCGCGACCTTCTTACATGCCTCCTGATAATGTTTGTAAAAATTTTATTGATGTTGAATCTCAATTATTGGGAATTAATTCTAATAATTTAGTAAATCCAAATAAACAACCTGTAAAACCTGAAATAAAAAATCTTCCTCTTATTTCTTTCTTTGATAGAGAGAAGGTAATTATGCCTGATGATTTAAGAGTTGATAACAATAGACCTTTTATTATGAATTAAGATAAAAATAATTAAATAAAAATTTTTGTAAAAATATAGTATATTTTATTATAATTTTATTATATACTATATAAATGAGTGGAGTATCAAATCAATCACAAATATATTCTAGTGCTACTTTAGGTTCTGGCGGTGCGTCATGGAGTAATAGAACTGGTCCAAGAGGACCAATAGGACCAACGGGACCAACAGGGCCAACAGGACCTACGGGACCAACAGGACCTACGGGACCAACAGGGCCAACCGGACCAACAGGGCCAACCGGACCAACAGGAGCAACTGGACCAACAGGACCAACCGGACCAACGGGACCAACTGGTCCTGATGGTAATTTTGGAGGACAGTCTTTTAATTACTATTTTAATGGAAATATATTAGACCCTTCTTTTGGAGTTCCTAACTGGCCTCCTCCAGATATATCTTTTGGTTTAATATTAAATAAAACAGATATGAGTAATGCTACTATTTGTTGGCTTTATAAAAATGATATAAATTCTAATCCTATAAATCAAACAATGGAAACTATAAATAATGGAACATCTATAATTAAGGGTCATATGAAAATATTAGATTTAAGTCAAAATACACCACCAGAAAATGATTTTTTATTATTTATAATCAATAGTGTAACATTTTATAAATTAGACGGTTCTATTGTTTTGTATAATGACCCTTCATTGAATTATATAAAATTAAATATCTCAAATATGTCTGTTTCATCAGCATTTTTACCTTTTATAGAGGGTAACGAATTGATAGCTAGCTTTGTAATGACTGGTGATAAAGGTGATAAAGGTGATACTGGTCCAACGGGACCAACAGGACCAACGGGGGCAACAGGACCAACAGGACCAACCGGACCAACGGGACCAAGAGGATTAATTGGTAATACAATTTGGACACTAATAACAGGTAATGATATTTATTATAATAGTGGTAATGTTGGAATTGGAACTAATAATCCAGAACATTCATTAGATATTAGTGGAACTTTAAGAGTTTCTGGAAATGTTTTATTTAATTCTGATGTAGATTTTAGTTGTAATTTATTAAATGATGTTTCAGCAATTAATTTCTGCGATGGAACATATATAGGTCCAGGTTCTTCATTTACTATTTCAACTAATGAAACATTTAAAATAATTTATTCAGGAACAGAAAGAATAGTAACAGACTCTACTCTAAATAGAATATTAGATAAAAATACATGTATTAGTGAAAATTTAATGGTTGGTGCGAATGCTAATCCTAATTTTGAATTAATGGTTAGAAAAAATGGAGGAACTATAGGAACAACACCATCAAGTGCTTTTTCAGTTATATTTGATAGTAACGGAACCCAAAATGGAATGCTTATTAACTCAACAGAAGATGGATTTATTCGTTTTGGCGATGCTAGTAGTTCTAGTGTAGGTGGATTATCTTACGATCATGCAAGTGATACACTAAGAATGCGAACGGCAGAGTTAGATACATTTACAATGACATCTACTAGTTTTATATTAGGTGACTCACTTGATTCCGTTCGAATAAATCACGCTAATAATGAAAAGATACAATTAATAGAAAACAATACAACAGGAAGACCATATATGAGTTTTTTAAATAAGAATACAAGTGGAACGACACAAAGAAAAGGATATGTGGGTAATCCTGAAAATAGTAATAATTCCAGTAGTATAACATTAGCATCTGATTATGGTGATGTAAAATTAATCGCTAGTGCTAGTAGTGGTAGTAGTACATTTACTGCTGGTGAAAATGGAGTATTTACAGTTGTAAGAACAGGATGTGTTGCAAGTTGTAGTCAAGTTGTTGGAGCAAGCAGCGTTGTTGACATAACATGGACTAGTCCAACTAATTATAATGGAACATTTTTAAGTAGTCCATCAGATTCTTCTCCTACAGCTGTATATTCAGGATTATATTCTATAAGTGTTTATGGAGATACAGGCGGTAGTGGAGGATTATATGGTTTATTAGGTTCTGTTAATGTTCCAGGTGGGTTATTTCTCTATAATGGTAGTTATCAAGATGCAGGAACTGAGGTATATACAGGTGCTGTATGGCAGGAATCACTTAATATAGTAAGATGGTTTAATGCTGGTGATGCATTTAATATACGAATAGTAAACCGCAATCCTAGTGCTAGAACATATAACGGGATCTTAAACATTAGACTTATAGTTGGTTCATCTTAATATTTAAGATTTACTTTAGATTATAAAAATAATCTTTAATTTATTGAAATAAAACTAATATTTAAAATAATTAATATAAAATTTTTATTTACAACTTTATATTAATTTGTTCCAAATTAGAAAACTATTTATTTTCATATGTTTTTATAATTTTTGCCAAATTAGGAAAGAAACCAAGTTCATTAATTACTTTTTCTTTCTCTCTTCGAATAATATTTATACGTTGACTCCACCAATCTTCTTTCATTGCTTTCTTAATAATTTCTATAGAACCGGGTATATCATTTAAATCTAATCTTACAAAGCATAATGGGTCTAAGTATTCTTCTAAGTTAGGACAACCCCAATAAAATGGTAGACATTCACATATAAGAGCATCCCATAATTTTTCAGTAGCATAATTATATTCTTTATTATTTTCAACAACTAAATGATATTTATATTCTAATAATATATTTTCTTTTCTCTCATCAATTACTTCACCGCAGTAATTATTTAATCTAAAATAGTTATCTTTTCCAAAAGTATCACTTATATTTATATAATCTGGTGTTTTACACAATTCTATGCGTTTCAAATGACCCTCATCACAATTTTTATTTGAGAGAATATTAACAATTCTATCTTGTTTTTTACCAGATAATTGTATAGGTTTTGGAATATTAACCCACCATTGAACATTATTTAAAAACTTTCTATGAGAATGAACATGTAAAAATTTATTTTCATCAGGTATTGACCAGTCGCCCCATGTTTTAACTCCCCATTTTCTCTCTTTGAAGCATACCCATGGTTCCATTTGATAAATAATAGTTTTACTTGGTTCATAATATTCATTAAATTTAGGGTTAGGTTTATTTATAATTATATAATAATCAATATTACCAATTTCCCATGTTATTTCAATATTATTCCAATTAAATCCATCTAAACACATATTTTTCCATTCTTTACAAAGTTGTTCACTAGAACACCAATCGCATATCATTTTAATTCTATATTTTTTTTCTTCTTTTTTTTCTTGTTTTACTTCTCTCTCTTCTAATTCACTAATTTCCAATTTTATTTCATTATCATTTTCTTCATCTGAATTATTTGAAATACTTCCTTCTGAATTACTTGGTGTAAAAGTTTCTTTAGATACTTCTCTTACAGGTGGCAATGGCTCTTTATTTTTTTTTAATTCTTTTAATTCTTCTTTAATTTTACGTGTCTCTCCTATTTTTTTGACAAACATATCATAAATATGTTTTTTAATAAATATTCCTTCATGCTCTCCTTTGAATTCTGGATTTTTAACCAATAAAGTCATTTTATTTTTTATTTCTCCTTTTGTATTAAACCCTACATAAGATTCGTCACTATTACATTTATTAACTATTTCTTGTAAATCAATTGTATTATTGAATTTCAAAGCTGTATTATTTGGTATATCAGCTCCTTTTACAAGTATATATTGAATTTTTCTTTGCTCTTCAATACCTAATTGTTGTTTTGTTTTTTCTTCTTTAATATACCATTTATTATATTGTTTCATTTTTTCTCTCTTTGTATCAGTAAAAAAACAATTAAAATGTATCATATAAGGTGAATTTGGTAAATATCTTTCATAATATCCACCACTAGAAAATAAATTCCCATCTAATAATTTATAAGTAAATTTATTTTTACAGTAATCAGAATTTATTAAAGGTTGTTCATCTAAAAATTCACTAATAATTTTAATATATAAATCTTTAAATAACTCAATAGT